TTGCTTACCAAGATATCTTCATGGCACTTGTGCTTGGATTCTTTGGGGCTCTCGGTGGATATATCTTTAAGGTAATAAAAGATATTATAACCAAACGAAAATAGGAGAGACCCTTTCTTTTCCTATGTAGAAACGATGTAATCGACTTCTACCCTATCACATTGTATGCAATAATAAAAAGGCCTACCGTTTTTATCGGTTAAAGGCCTCATTTTGTTTTTACAACTAGTACATTCTCTTTTATCCATAATAAAAAATATAAACTTTTTTTTTGTTTTCGGCAACTCCTACCTATCTATTATAGTACGAGTTGTTACTTTAAATATTTATTCGTACATTAACTTTAAATAATAAACATGGCAATGAAAGAAATTTTTAAAACAGTAGAAGGATTCGAACAGTACTTAGTATCGAATACAGGTAGAGTTATTTCTATCAAACACAAAGCAAAAGAACTTAAACCTCAAAAAGATGCAGTAGGTTACTATCACTATCGTCTTTATCCAGTTGATCAAAGGTTTGGAACCTATGGTAAGGGAAGAGGTAAACGTCCAAAGCTGTATAAAGTTCATACTTTAGTAGCTGAGCATTTTTTAGATAAGCCTAAGTCTAAAGTAAAGTTAGAAATCAACCACCTTGACGGTGATAAGTCAAATAACCACGTAGATAACCTTGAATTCTGTACTAGACAAGAAAATATGGCACACTCTTGGTCTACTGGATTACATAACGATGCACCTTATAAGGCTGCAGAGAAAAGAAGAAACCCTTGTTATGCTAAACTTCCTGATGGAACCATAGAGTATTTTGAAAGTAGATTACATGCTGGATTAGCATACAATACTACACCTTATACGGTTATAAAATCTATACAGGAAAATAGAGTTGTTACAAGATGGGGAGCTAAAGGTATTCAGTTTTTTGACCTGGATGAACTACCACCAGGAGAGACTTTTAAACAGTTGTTGAATATTCAAGCAAGACTTATGGCTTTCAATGACAAATACTATCCCAACAGAAAGAAATATATGAAGGAATGGAATAAAAAACAGAAAAAAAATAAGAAATAGTTTTTTGTTTGGAAAAAAATAGCTATATTATATTATATTAAGTAAACAAAATTAAACATTTATTAACCATTATTAACAAGATAGATAAACATTATGGAAAAATTATTAACCAATATTCTTATTAAACACTATAGTAATCTTATAAAAGATCTAAAAGATACTATAGAAGATACTAATAATCTGGATAAACCTTTATTAGTAAAGTATGATAGTAATAGTTTAGGACAATTATTAAACAAAGAGATAGATGATTGGTCTAAAAACTTTCTTACTCAGATACTAGAAGGTGAGTACGATACTGTTACACAAAAACAGTACGATAAGCTAAAAGAAATAGCTAAAAAAGTAAACTATACAGGTCCCCTTGCTCAATAATATGAAGTCGTTTATCTTCTCCATGTTTACTATCTTGTTAATCTTTACTTCATGTAGTAAGGAGGACCTTGAAATTTGTGGTGAGATTACAGGAGGTTATGTACAATACAACAGTATAGCTCAGAGAGATTATTTTTACTTCAGGGTAAACGGACAGGAAGTAAGAGTAGATCAAAAGACGTACGAGAGTTATTTTGTAGGCGAATTTATTTGTTTGCAATAATGTGGCTATACAAAAACAAACCTGTAACACAACTTGACCACGTACCTTTATCGGCGGTAGGGTTTATTTATTTGATCGAAGATGTAAACACTCCTTTCTATTACATCGGACGCAAAAATTTATATTCTGTCAGGACTCTGCCGCCGCTTAAAGGCTACAAAAGAAAAAGAAAAGTATTCAAACAAAGCAATTGGGTTAACTATCAATCAAGTAACGACACTGTAAAAAAATGGATCTCTCCTAAGAAAACTATTCTCAAATGGTGTTATAGTAAAAAAGAGATGACCTATGAGGAGAACAAGGCTCTCTATTGCCATAACGTTTTAGAAGATCCTAATGCAGTAAACGAAAATATTAGTGGGAAGTTTTATAAACAAGAATTTAAAAAAGATTAACATGCAACAAGAAATTTACTACCTTTACGAAATACCTGGTATAAAGATCGGGGTAACTCAGGATCTTATTAAAAGACAAAAACAGCAGAAAGATAAAGGAACTCTTATTCTTTTAGGTGAATACACAGATATATTCGAAGTAAGTGATATCGAACTAAAGTTACAAGCAGAGAAAGGGTATCCCGTAGATCAAGACCCTTATTGGTATGTAGTTTTAAAGAAACTACCTCTTGCTCAAGCTCCTGATGCTATTAGAAAAAGAGTTGCTAGTCACGATTATAAAAAATCTAGACCTAAAGCTATAGCTAACACAGATTGGAAAAAAGTAGGAGAAACTTGGAAGAGTAACCCTAAAAACTACGAAACTCTTATAAACAGTAGAAAAAAGATAGATTGGAAAGCTTTTGGTGAAAAAATTAGAAAAAGCCGTATAGGTAAAAAATGGACTGATAAGATTAAACAAAAACAATCAGAATCATCAACTAAGTATAGAGTTGAGCAGTATACCTTAGAAGGTAAATACATAAAGACTTGGAGAAACCGAAAAGAAGCTGTAGATGCAGGTTTTAAAGGTGATATTGGTTTATGCTGTAGAGGTAAATCAAAATCTGCAGGAGGTTTTATTTGGAAATACCGAGCTAAGTAACGCGTTTTTGTTTTTTTCGCCTATGTAGACTATTTATTGTTAATTAAACAAAATTAATAACTTAATTAGTTCAATCAAAATGAAGAAAGAAACTCTTAAAGAACTAGTTAAGTCTTATTTTTCGCTTATCGAAGCTCCAGAAAACAATATTAACGAAGAAGTAGTAGCTACTGAAGAGGTGGTTGAGACAAACTTTGCAGAAGCAGAGTTAGCTGACGACACTAAAGTAACTAATATGGTTGAAGGCGATTTCGCTGTAGGCCAAGTATTACACGTTATTCTTGAAGATGGAACTCATGTTAATGCTCCAGAAGGTAGTCATACTACGAAGTCTGGAATCGAACTAGTAGTAGACGAAAATGGGATCTTAACTGGTGTAAAATATCCTGATGTAGAAGGTGAAGGTTCATTAGAAGAAATGTCTTCTGAAGAAGTAGAAGCTGAAGCAACTGAGGATAAAACTGAACTAGCTGAAGAGATCATTGAAGAAGAGATTATGGAAGAGCATGGTGATTCTAACGAAGATATCAAAGAGGCAATTATCGAAGCCATTATGGGTGAAATTGCTCCTAGAATCGAAGAGTTAGAAAAACATTATGCGGAGCACGAAGAAAAACTTGCTATCCATGAAGACAAGATGAAAGAGCACATGAGTGCTACTCCAGCTTCAGAATCAGTAACGGCTAAAAACAACTTCTCTAAAAAAGCTTCTTTTAACAAAGGAGTTTCTAACGTAGGTCCTGTTAGAGAGGAGTCTAGAAACAGATACGAAAGGACTTTAAACTTTTTAAATAACAAAAAATAAACCTTATCAATTATGGCAATTAATGTAGATGCTTTAAATGATTTCTCAGATCAGTTAGCTGGAAAGATCGTTCTTGACAGTGTGATGGTGGGAAATACTGCGGAGTACATGAGCGTGCAGCAGAATATTAAGTTCCGCGAACCTTTGAATTTGGCTCAAGTAACTCCTTACTTCCAAGGTGGTGATGCTGTTTCTACTCCTTCAGGATCAGCTGTATTCTCTCAAAGAGATATCACTGTTACTAAGAGAACAGCTTATGACTCTTGGAACTTACAATTATTAACAGACAAGTACTTAGGAAAGATGGCTTTACCAGAGGGCAGCTATGAAGAGACTTTTGCACTTATGGAGCAACTTTCTGGAGACTTAGTAAGAAAATCACAACAAGCTAACGACGACTTTATCTGGAACGCTGTTTCAGGTTCAGTATTCGCTGGATCAACTGTAACTCCTAACTCTGATGGTCTTAAGAAATTAATCTCAGGATCAACTGCAGGTGTTGTTACTCCAACAGCTTCAGGATCTGCTGACTTCGGTGCAGCAATCAACGCTACTAACGCATACGATCAGTTAGCACAAGGTATTTCACTTGTAGACGTAAACGTATTAGACGCTGAAGATTTAACTATCTTCTGTGGTACTGGTACTTTCCAAACTATCGTACAAGCTTTAACTAAGCAAAACTTATTCCACTTCGATCCTACATCAGTAGAGCGTAGAGGAAATATGATGGAAGTTCCTTTCCCAGGATATCCTAACGTAAAAATCGTAGGTACTTACGGATTAAGAAGCTCTGATAGAGTAATCATCGGCCCAGCTTCTGACTGTGTAATCGGTACAGATCTTTTAAGTGATACTGAAAACTTCAAAACATGGTTCTCGATCGATGACGACGCAATCAAATATCGATTAAGAAACAAACTTGGAGTCCAAATTGGCCATGCGTCATATTGGGTATCTAATGAGCTAGCGTAATCTAGAAAACTATAACGGGCGGTTTCGGCCGCCCTTTTATTAACCCTAAAAACTAAAAACATATGAGCTGTGATATAACTAGCGGATTTTCATTATCATGCCGTGATTCGGCGGGAGGCGTGAAAAATGTTTATATTCTTTCAGGATCTATTACTACTATTGCTGAAGAATCAGAAGGGTTGATCTCTGGAATTACGGGTTCAGGAGAATTCTTTAAGTTCGAGTTACCAAGAAACGTTGGTGACTGGACAGAAACTCCTACTCCAAGCTTAGAAAATGGTACTGTTTTTTACCAAGAAGACGTTAACATTGCGTTACACAAGTTAGCTAGCGGATTAAGAAATCAGGTGAAAGTGCTCGCACAGAATCCTAGTCTTTCTATCGTAGTAGAAACTAATAACGGAATTGATAGCCCGTATACGGGTAGATATTTCCTTCTTGGAAGATACAGAGGTATGTCATTATCAGCAGGTAGTGGTGCTACAGGTACTGCATTTGGTGATCAAAATGGATACGCACTAACATTTTCAGGTCAAGAGCCAGAACCGGCAGATGAAATTAAGTCAACAGACGGAACATTATTATCTGCACTTTCAGGTATCGCTCAAAATTAAACATAAACGAAAGAATAAGGGAGAGGTTATTAGGATTTCTCCCTTTTTTTTCATAACTTAGATTATAGATGATACAACTTTACTATAGACCATCAGGTTCACAAACTATAGCAATCTGGCCGGAAGTAGACTCGATTTATTACAATAATATCTCGGGTAGTTTTATTTTAAACTATAATCAAGATTTAGATAGAAGTTCAGGTTCAATAGACCTAACTTTACAAAATACACCTGACAGTGTAACACCAAGATTAGTCTTTAGTTTAGCAAACTCTAACGTACCCCAATATGGAGGTTTTTATACAGTAGAGTTATTTGAAAGAATAGGAGCTACATTAGCTACATGGGGACAAACTACAGATACTTGGAGAGCTGCAGACTATACTTGGAATGCAACAACCGATATAGTTAACAGTAGAAAATTAGATACAGATAGAGCATGGGTATCAGGTAGTGACACACCATCATTCACACAATATGTAAGTGCAGATGAAGATGGTACTTATACAACATATCATGGATAAGATGAAAGACAACAAATTTAAAATGCACTTCGCTAAATTGCAAAGTTTTGCAAAACCTTGGCTATCTTATAACGAAAAAATAGATGGCAAGTATGTTAAAAGCGGAGAAGACAATCAATTTCCTCAGCACTTAATCGAGTTATACAACAAATCTTCTATACATGCAGCAGCAACTAATGCTACAATAGAAGCTATTATAGGAGGAGGATTAACTGCTAATAATGAAGATTATTTAAAGAGAGCAAATAAGAGGGAAAGCTGGAATGATATCTATTCTAAGGTATCTACAGACTTTAAACTACATGGTTCATTTGCATTAGAAGTAATCTGGTCTTTAGACAGAACCAGAATAGCAGAAGTCTACCATATAGATTACTCTCACATCAGAGCAAAAGAAAAGACAGAAAAAGGAAGAATACCTGGTTATTTCATTAGCAATAACTGGAGACAATACCAAAATCCATCTAAACAGGATATAGATTACCTACCGGTATATAATCCTAATAGAGCACACGAAGAACCTTCTCAAATCTTCGTTTCAGAACAGTACAGACCTGGTATGGATTATTATAGCTTGCCAGATTATAATGCAGCATTAAAGATTATAGAATTAGATACTGCTGTAGATGATTTTCATAACAACAATATACAAAACGGTTTAGCACCGTCTATCTCTATAACTACGTTTACCGACGGTAGTGACGATGATAGAAGAGCTATTGAGAAAGCATTAAGAGATAACTACTCAGGTACAGGAAATGCAGGAGCACTTATGTATCTAGATGTACCCTCCCCCGACCTGGCTCCAATCATTACACCCATACCACAAAATGGAGCAGACGGATATTATGTAACAATAAACGATCTAGTAGTACAAAAAATACTAACAGCTCACAGGATTACATCTCCTATGATGTTAGGTATTAAGACAGAAGGCCAATTAGGAGGGAGAGATGAAGTAATAGATGCATTTTTACTATGGCAAAACACAGTAATTGCACCTATGCAACAAGATATACTAAAAGATCTAGAAATCTTACTAGAGGTAAACTACCCAGACATTACCATTGGTGTAGCTACTAAGCAATTATATTCAGACGGTACTGTAGAAGAAGAAATTATTACTTCTGTAGAGGTATCTGATGAAGAAAACGAACAACTAAACGAAGAAAACGATGACAACAACATTTCTACTATCTGAAGCTAAGTTCAGAGAATATAGCGATGTAGATAATAATTTAGATACATCTTTAATCAAAAATGCTATCAGAGAAGCACAAGATATAGAGCTTCAAAGAATTATTGGTACGCTTTTATACCAGAAACTGTTGTCAGACGTGGATAGCTCATCTCTAACAGGGGCTTATAAAACTCTAGTAGATAACTACATACAAGATTTTTTAATCTATGCGACGTATTTTTACGCATTAGAGAGCATTTATTTAAGATCAAGAAACAACGGCCTTATTCAATTAAATGGCGGAGATACAGCCGATTCTGCAAACCAACAGCTTTTTAATCTTAAAAGACAGTCACAAAAAAATAAGATGGAATACTATGCTGAAAGACTAAAAGATTATATCATAGAAGAAGAAGCTAGCTTTCCAGAACTTACTCAGTCTAACAAGCTTTACGAACAAAATCCTGATTACTCTGAACAATATGGTTCACCTTTTGTTTTTAGAAAAGATGGATTCGCTCAAGCAGCAGCTGATAGAGGTATTCCTCTATATTCAAAAAGATACAAACAATATCCACCTAACTAACTATGGGAAGAAATTTAACCAACCTTACAATATCATCATCCTTTCAGTACTTACTACAAGTATCTGAGAGTAATTCAGTAAACAACGGTGTAGGTAGTGAAATTACAGATTTAGCAGTAACAGCATCTCATGCTACTAATGCAGTATCATCTTCTTTTGCATCTAATGC